TCCCAACTGAACACAAGGTTGCAACTGCCCTGCGGTATGTTGGTACATTCAGTGTTCCTGGTTTTATAAAATTTCAAATACTTTCTATGCTGGGGATTAAATTTGTTTAATATTGGGGCTTCAATTGTATGTGTTATGTCCAAGAAGAAATTTAATCTCCATGTCCTGAAATCCATAGAGAACATGCCATTGCCTGGCCCAATCTCTAGGCTGTTGTAGAGGTTGGTCTTTGCAAATTGGAATATCTTGGTCTGTATCTGTCTTGCGAGTATAGAATCAACAATGGGCTTCTTTTCTTTCTGCTTTAGGTCTCTAGAGAACCACTCTGGAGTCTTGTCCATCCTGTCTATGACCTCTTTGTTATTGGCGTCAACTGCCAACTCTATATCCTTTAGTATTTTGAGATTTGAGTCAATCAACTCCTGCAGGTCCTCTTTCTTGACCTGTTCCAATTTTTCTATTAGTAATTTTATCTCTTCTATGCTTAACATATGATTATTTAAAATTCAAACAGCTTGTTGAATGTGTTACTGGTTTCAGTGCTCTGCACGTCCCAGTCCAACACACCTATAAGGTTATCCAGTTTCTGGTCCAGGATGCCCGTTTCCATAGCATCTCCATCAAATGGCAGTTCTTTGAACCACTCCGGTATACGCATCTCGTCTACAGGATACGCAATACTTGTATAGCCTAATGGATTCTGTTTAAGTTTACACACGATCACTTTCGCACCATCTGTTATGGGCATACTGTATTTGTCTCCGTACATTTCTCTGCATCTGTTCCAGTTCATGCTGGCCCTAACGTGTCCAGGCATGTTTGCCCTACCGGCTTTCTCTTCCGCCGCTGTGTACTTGGTCATGTTGTTCGCTCTCTTGGGTGATCCCTTCTCCCAACCTGGCATGGCCTTGAACTCTGCCCTGAATTCACTGATCCTGTCCAACACGATCTTCTCATCTTTTCCTTGCAACACCATGTACAGTACCTCACTCAGGAAGTCTTGCACGAACACAGGTGTGTCAGAACGTTTGAGATCAAGCCCCATTGCCTTCATCTTGCCATCCTTGCCCTCGACATCTGCACGTTTTCCTTCTTTGTCGTAGTACAACACGGCATATCTTTTCTTCGTGATGAACAATCCTTTTGATGCAACAAGTTCTCTACCTGCCGCAATGACTTCTCCACGTGTACTTGGCGTGTGGAATGCCTTGGTCATGAATGATTTGAATGAGCTGTTGACCTCATCTGCTATTTTATCATAAAGTGCTACAACGGAATCTTTGGTCCATGGTATGACACCTTCCTTTATCTCTTTCTGCAGTGTCTTGAATGCCGAGAAGTAAACGGAATCTGTGTCTCCGTACACAATACTCTCACCTTTGTGGTCATACTCACCTGTCACGACCTCGTTGACCTTGCTGGCCATGTGTTGTGTTATACATCTTCCTGTGAGCGTTACACTCTGTCCAATCCTCATGTCAAAGAACCTACACCCCGGGTTCAGGATCGCTCCATACAGACTGTTCAGGTTGATCTTCTTGACCAACTGTCTCTTGTCCCAATACTCCCTTTCGATCTCGTTGTCTCCGCACTCACGCATCTTCCTCTGCATCTCTTGTCTTTCCTCATACCAACGTTTTAGTAATCCTGGAATGATTGCTTCGTAGTCGTATGTGAACAGGGTGCCATTCGCACTCAACATCCATTTGTTGTTGCCATCGAAAACCAACTCATACAGTTGTGCCGCACTCATCCTCACGCTGGTCTGGTCTTCCCAATCCACTATGATCTCTGTGCCTTTCTCTTGATTCATCACCGCAACATACTCCCAACTGCCAAACTGACTGTCCCATGCCGCCGCAAATGATTTCTTTGCGTGTATGGCCCTGTTGATCTCTGCGGATGTTATCACAGGTCTTATCTGTCCTATGATGGTCTCCGGTCCCATGTTCAATGCCCTGATCACACTAGGATACAGCGAGTTGATGTCAACAGATCCTATCCAGTCATGTATTCCCTTCTGTGGGGTTGCCACGTGGGCTCCCGCCGCCGGTTGATTCACCTCACCGTCCTTCTTGTACTTCCTGCCTGGGACTATCATGCCACGTCTGTGTGTTTCATTCACGATGGCCTGTTCTGTCACTGCAACTGCACCCATTGTTGTTTGCAGTAGCACAGTGTTTTGGTGTGCTATCTCGTTCGCAAGTTCTATGAACTTCAATTTCTTCTCAAGTTTGGCCAACAGTGCAGTATCCTGTCTGTTGTATTCTATGAACAATCCAAAGTCGTTCTTGTACAAGTTATCAAGCGACCCCTCGTAGACTGTTTTCCTTTCATCCAACTCATGTTCACCTATTGCATCTAGCCTGAACGAATGTCTTTCCTCGTATGTGTACTTCCTGTATAGTTCTAGTAGATCCAAGTGTACCCTACCAACCAGATCGAAACTCAACTGTTCTCGACCATACTTCTCGAATATTCTCTTCCTGGGTTTCTGTCCCCAAAAACAAAGACGCCTTGTGTCGTCTGAACTCAGTACCTTCTGTATCCTCCCCACTGTGTATGGGATATCGTAACCTTCACTGTTCCAGCCTGAAAGTATGTCTGCGTCTTGCACCAATTCCAGGAATGCGTCCAGCATGTCCTTCTCTTTCTCGAACAGCATCGTGTTATCAAACCTCTTGGTCAGTTCCTTCGCATCATCCATGCTGATTGTCTTGGGAGGCACTGCAAATGTGACCAGTTGGTCTGTCCAGCTCATGTAACAACTTATGGCAGTTATGGGCATGAACGGGTCGTCTGTTGTCGAGTAACCTCTATCGGGATCAAAGTCCACTTCGATGTCAAAAAACATAACGTTCAGCTTGGGAGTTTCCTTGCCCAGGTAGTTCTCTTCCAGGCACCTGAACACAGGATTGATGTCATGCTCGTAGAGCGTCTTGTTGGATCTTATCCTCTGCTCTTTTATGAATTCTTTCTGTGTGGCACACTGAACCCTCTGTAAAGGTTCACCAGTCATCGATCTGTGTTTGCCCCTTGCGTCCTCGTAGTAGAACACGTACCTTGCGTCATACTCCACGAACACACGACCCTTCTTGGGATCACGTTCCACAACGTAGATCTTGTCCTCATCCTTTTTGTATAATGCGTCTATGTAACTCATAAATTAAATTTGTCCTTATTTCTCAAAATAAATTGTTCACCAGTGTGATTGGTGTAATGCACTCCATCATCGGGAATGTCTCCTAACTCATAAGCAACGCTTAATGGAGATTCCCCAATATGACCAGACATGTCTATGTAATCTGGTAGTTTGGACACCGACCCATCAATAGTTGTCATTTTGTTTGGGGGATTGGTATAGTCATAATAACTGCTCCAGTTGTAAGGTATTTTTAGGGTCTTGCATAATTCTATACCTCGAAAGATTTCATGTAAACTTAAATCGTAAGGACCCTTTTCTGATGTGATGTCATACATGTATGCAAAAAGTTTTTTCAGCATATCACAGGCAAGCCAAGATCCATTGCGACCGCCACTGGCAACCCAATTTCTTCTGTTGGTTTTCCTCTGGAATTTATAATCAGGTATAGTCACTTTGAGGTCAAACGGTAGGTCAATTCTTGATAATCCGGAATATTGTAGATACACGTAATCTGGTATTCCACCTTCGTCCACATATTCAAATAAACGTGAGGTGATATACCTATTGCCAAATCCGCTGGCGGATAGATTTATCCATTCAATGTCTTCAGAACCAAAAAATTTGGAGAACTGCTTATGCAATGGAATACCGTTACTACAACCTATTAAAAGACATTTTTTCATTTTATACTACCACCAATAACTTGCCACGCCGTAACCGTAGACGTTTATGATTGCGAAGTAGCCGGTGATCATCATCACGAACGCCGCTTCTCTTTTGTATGAAGCATAACATTGTGTGACTGCTCCTATAAAGAATCCCGGGTACACGATGGTCATGTCCGGATCCGAGGCCGTGATCGCTAGTGTCATACTTGCTCCAACTGTGAATATGAAACTGACCAGTTCAAAATAGAATGCTACTCGGTCACTCTCATAGCTACGAAGCCAGAATAATCTGACTTTTTCCACTATAATTTGCCTGCGGCCACTAGTATGGATTCCAACACGTCTAAATCGTCTGTTAGATTCTTATAACTGTCCTTGTGTGCTATTGCTATCGCTTTGTTGATAATTGCGGGTTTGAGTTCAAGCTCTTCTGCTATCGCTTTCACTGTGTCTCTCAATCCACCTTTGAGGTCGTCCACTTCGCCTAGTACCTGTGAACCCTGTGATATGATCTGTATCAGCTTCTGCTTCTCTGCGTCATTGAAATTTCTTACTGCCATTTGTTTCTCCTGTTGTTATCCAACAAGTATATAACAGATCTGTATGTAATGCAAATTATTTTTTCTTGGTAGCAACGTTCTTGGCTTTACCACGTCTGTTCTTTTTTGGATCCTGTCTACGTTTCCTTGATGCGGCTGACTTCCTGCCTTTCTTGCCCAGTGCGTTCGCTTTGCTTCTTGGTAGGCATTTAGGTTTACCCTCCTTGCTGGAACCCCTCGCACAGTCACCCCTGATCTTACCATCTGGACCAAAACGCACCCATTTGTCATTGAACCATTTCTTGAGATCCTCGTTCAGTGATTCCGCGAACACCAATTCACCGCAGTTCACACAGAAGTCTACGTCTTCTTTTTTAACACAGTTGGGTACACGTTTGCCGAACATGGTCTTCATGCCCTTCTTTGTGTAGCCCTTCCAACACTTTTCTGTTATTACGTCTGTGATTCTCATTTTTTGCTCTTGTTACCCCAGTTGGCCGCACCCTTCTTACGACACTGAACTAGTGCACCACTGGCATAGGCACTAGGCCAAACTTTGTATCTTGATTTCACTTTGTGATAGCAGGCGTCCTGTTTCTCTGCCAGCTGTTCGAATTCCGCTTCTGTGATTCCTATGACTTCTGTGATCTGCATGTTACCATGCCCTACATGACCAATATCTTGCAGATGTCTTCGGTCCCGGGTTGGCACAGTTGTGACGTGCTCTGAATGATTTCCTTGCTTTCGGATTTGATTTCCTGATCTTCATGGTCTTCTGTCCAAGTTTTTTAGCACTTGTACCACCGTGTCCGAAGTTCACCTTCTTTACGTTGCCTGTTTTTGGATCCTTAACGTACACTTTGAATTTCTTAGAGTCACCACGCATGGGTTTGTTGAGTGGGACCTTCCTACCTTGGTACTCTGCGTCAAACAGTTCAGTCTCGTCTTCTGGGAACCCTAATGGACCCAGCACTTCCTCGAAGTCCTCGTCCTCTGCTATGTCAAACTCGTCACCCTCTGGCATTGGTTGGTATGATTCGTTCTTAATATCATGTGATGCTAACACCATGCTCATCGCATCTGCTAGTCCGACTTTGTCCATGTTCATCTGATCTATGTCTGAAGTGTCGCCGTGGTCGTTGAACACCGCCATGTATTCTTTTGCTTTCATTGGATCAAATCCTGCCTTGTTTAGGATATCATCACTCCTGTAATCTAGGTCTTCCTGCACTGCTGTTTCGTCTAGTGCAACAAGGGCCTCTTCCGCACTGGTCAGTGACTGTATCGCAGATGCTTTGGCATCCTCGTCAACCGATAGTGCTTGTACCCTGTCTTTCATTACTGATATGTCTAGTAGTAGTTTCGTGAATTCCATCTTGTCATTGTCTGCCAATTCGTTCATCTCGTTTGTTGGCACGTTCACACCGTCGATCCTGTTCATGATGCTTCTGATCTCCACCATTGATTCCGCTATGGCTTCCTGTCCCAACTGCATCTGTGTCTTGTCTTTTGAGAATGTCATGGTCTTTGCCAGTCCCCTGCTACCTGCACTCGCCGGTGACTGCATCTGTCTTCCTGCGTCCACAGTACCGTTGTCTGCCATGCTGACTTTGGCATCTAGGTATGCTTTGGAGTTGTAAGGTATCGAGCTCATGTACACTATTTATTTCCATAACACCATCTTGAAACGTTCTTTTTCGATGCCAAAGAATTTAGTTTTCCATTCGCTCTGTTCAAAAAAGCCCAGATCGTGCCATT